CGAGTAGGCGGTATACGAAGTAAGGCCCGTACCGCCTGTGTTGGGGGCCACCGTGCCCGCGAGATAGCCGGGGCCATTGGTAAAGCTGCCGAGATCCGTCGGGAAAGTCGCAAGAGATCCGTTGCCTCTCCAGTATTGTCCCGTTGTTCCCGAGGGATTCATTGGAGTATACCCCAACCAGGTGATTACCTCGGAAGATCCGGGCGTAAAATTGTTCCACTTTGAGGTTGTGCTATTCCAGCGGGTGAGCTGATTGTTTGCAATGGAGGCCAGGGCCACATCCGTAAGCGTAGAGAAAGCGCCGGCGCTGGCCGAGGGCGTGGCCCAGGTGCCATCCTTACGAAGAAAGTCGGTAGAACTGCCTCCCGTGGCGCTTATGGCGGCAATCCCTACCGTGCCGTTGCCGAACCTGCCGGCAGGAACAGAACCAGAGGAAAGGTTGCTGGCGTTGGTGGCATCCACGTTCGGTACATTGCCCAGGCCCACCGTCGAAGGAGAGAAGGCCCCCAGCGTTAGATCGCCTTTGAAATATTGCGAAGAGAGGCCGAGCGTTATCGCGTTCTGTTTGGAATTCCAGTTGGCGGCGGACGATATATACGCATCCGCTATCGGTGATCCTTGCCAAATGCCGACAGTTATGGTGCCGGTGTGGTTTAAATTGCTGGACCCCGCCCAGGTCGATATTGCCGTATTCTCCACCGCCGGGAGGCCGATAAAGGCTTTGTCGAGGGTGAAATTCTTCCATTTGGTTGATGCTGCATCGTATTTTACCAGCTGATTATCGGACAGGGTCGTCAGGCTGACATCGTTGAGAGTAGAATAACTCAGGCTCCCGCCGGCGGAACCCACCCGGAGCAATACGTAGAACGCCTTTACCTTCCTTCTCCAAAAGAAAAGGGTATCCCGCGTCGTTCCCTGAGCCAGAGATATCGAATCATTCGGCAGGATGTTCAACAGGCCGTTGAAAAGGTTGTTGAAATTTTGCGCCGTGATGGACCGGGTATTATTGGGTAAGATCACGGAATTGGTATACGACCGGACGGAGCTGCTGTCCGTCAGGTTGACCACTTGCGAGCTGCCGGTAGCAGCCCAGGATAGAAACAGTAAGATTAATAGTTTTTTCATCAGTATCTTATTAGTGGGATTTTGCCGATATTTTTCATGATGGTTTGGTCAGTGCCGGTGTTATTACTCGTTTGAACCGGTATCATATCGCTGGGCTCATTTTGCTCTCCACCTCCTACGAATCTCCCCTGTCCGTTCTGTCCTTGCGACGTAGCAGCAGCCGGAACGGTAAGCAAGTGAGAATGTGGGCCATTCGCATCGTTTTCAAAGCCGCCGGGTGAATTGTAAAGCCTGTTGGCATCAATTCCCCTACCGAGATCCAGGTTACGAATAGCAACTCCCCTTTCATCGGGCACTCTTATCGTTGTTGTCCCATTACCGAAGCTGTAGCATCCCTTGTAATAGGGTAGACCTCCCGGCAAAAGAAACCATTGAGCATCCGGGACAATACCACCGTTGCCCGCGAGCCTGGCAGCATAAATTGTCACCCTCGGAATATCAGCCCTTTGGTAAGGGTCGCCATTTGCAACCAGTGTATTCTTTGCTTGTATCCTGTCGGAATAACTTTCTCCAGCAGTGTGAAAATTTCCGATCGCGGTTTCCATCATCCAGAATGTGCCAGCAGCAACCAATACCAAAAATTCACCATCGTGCATATAGGTGGCGGGCTGGGATGCATCCGTATATTTTCCGAAGGAGATCGTTCCATCGAGTATTAGCTGCGTTCCCTGGGCCTGGACGGTCAGATTTTTTATTCCAGTGATGGCGGTCTTTATTGGAATACGCGTACCGGCCCGGAGGGTGCTGACATCGGGAAGAGTGAATACCTTGTTTGCGTTGATCTGAAAGAACAATAGTTTCCGAATATCGACCACATCAAATGCATAGTCCCCTGTTATGGTCTTGATGCTGTCGTAGGAATTACTACGGTTAAGCAGGTACAGTGTCCGATCAAACAAGGCTTGCAAGGGATCATTTGCGTCCCCTCCCAAACCACCCTGCACGAGATCGCTCAGGGCGTAGATCCCGGAATCTGAAAATATGTCGGCGGGATTATATGATTGCATTATTGGATATGGATTTTGTAGTTGATCGAATAGGTTACGCCAGTCACTTTATTTTTCGGAGTGATCACCTGCCGAAAGCAAAGGACATTATCCTGGTTCAGGACACCCATTTCTTTTATGACCATCTCGGGATCGCCGGCGGCGAGCTGGGCATTCAATTGCAGGAATCCGCCCGCGAGGATATTAGTAGTCTCGACGTCTTTAGCCACCTGGTTTTCCAGAGCGGTTTCGGTGCCGGTTACAGGGGCATCGGAAGTACCGACAACGATTTTGGCGAACTTCTTTCCATCGGCGGCGCCGGTAAGAAGATTCATAACATTTAATACCCCTGCTGATAAGACCATTATAGTAAATTTTAAAGCTGCGTTATTGTTGCCACGTCCCCGTCGCCACTGTAATTATGTGAGCCATCAAACTCAGCCGCGCCATCGAAGAACAGGGCGGCCGATAATAAAAGGCGGTCGGTCGCCTGTATCTCCTCGTTGATGATCGCCTGGTCGGTGATCGTCAACGAATCGCTTACCAGAATCTTTATGAGTATTTCTACCAGGACGCAAACAGCCCTCTTATACTCTTCGACCATCGCCGTGATATCCGTAAAAGAACTATCCGTTAGCTGCACATTTTCCGTTGTGATCAGGATGCCGAATTTTGCCCAATGGTCGTACCCGGTTTTTATCAATTCGATATCGGAGAACCCTATACTCTTCAGCGCCTCCTTCACTGCCCACTCTGTTCCTTTGTACCGGTGTAGCTCTATCGCCCGCTTGATGATCTCCCGCTTATCGGCCTCGGTATTGGCGAGCCGGAATCCCTTATATCCCAAAACATCGAATTGAGCTCCGAGATAAGGAAGAGCCGAAGCGTCCACCGTATCGACCATGTACACCAGTATCTTTTTCAAATCGATCTCCGCCAGCTCCTTCATGAAAGCGTTATACCATCCATCCATCTCAGGCAGGTACGCTATGCTATCTGCCATTGGTTTAGCCATTGTTGCTGCCGGTTATGGTTACTGTAATGCCCGTACACCTGGTATAGGTGCTCTCGTCCGCTACGATATCCGCTGCCGGAGAGATCACTACAGCCTTATAGACCTTTCCGGTAATGACACACAGGGCGTTTATCTGACTGATCACTATATCCACGCCCAGGCTATTGAGCCGGGTCTGCTTATAGTCGTTCAATGCTGCATTTACCTGGGCAAGGACTTCGGCATTGATGGCGCCGGTGTAGGTCGTCAGCTGTACCGTTATTTGATATTCGATGACCGAAGGATCAGCGACCAGGACCGTGTCGTTTTGCGGACGGATCTTCTCGTCCCCGCATATCGCCAGGATTGCATCCTTTATGGGTTGAGCAGCCAGGGTGCCGTCTTTGCACAGTGGGTAAAGCGTTACCTCTCCCGGATTGGTTGTCACAGATTTCACGTCTACGATAGTAGGGTCGGCGGATTTGGCAAAGAATTCATACGCACCCTTTGGACCGGCAACACTGAAGGAAGCGGCAGCAAGTTTCACCCGAGCCCGGAGCTGGATATCCGTTTCGGCGTCGCTTCCGTTGCTCGTCTTTTCAAGGTTAGAGGCATCGGACACAAACGGCTGAGGGTCCAGGATGATCGACACATTGCCGATATCGTAACCGTTACCCTTCTCCCCCGGGGTTTTACATACAGCAGCGACCTGGATAGAATTTACCTCAGCGGCGATGTCCACCGCAGCGGCGGTTATAAAGATGGCCTGGCCGTCCACGGACTGAACGCGGACCCCTGCCGGGAGCTGCACGGCGTTGTGGCCGGCAACCAGGTTAAACCGAAGCGTACATACCGCCCCTACTGCGGGCAACCTGGAGACGCCGATCAGGGCGGTCAGGTATTCAAGAATGGAACCCGTTGAAAAATCGATTAGGCTCGACCGGAACGCCTGGTTGCCGGAAATCCTCAATAGAAGAATCTCGTACGCAAAGGCATTGCTTATAAGTACCTCCACATCTCCAGGGGCAAGGGATCGGCCTAACCCTTTTTCAAGATTAGCCTGCAAGCGTTGCTGAATCTCAACAACGTCCTCGGAAAATATGGATGGTAACTCTGCCATTATTGAGGTATAACAGAAATATTTATAGTGGCAACATTCACCGTTTCAGTGAGGAGTTGTAAATACTGCGTGTACAGGTCGAAATCTTCCATGAAGTCTTCATTGAAAGACCCATCATTCGTAATTATCTGCCATTCGCCCGCCTTGCCCATCTCGGGATGATTCGAGACATAGGAAAGGACCTGCTGAGGGGTATAGAAGTCCGTGGCTGTATATTCTTTTACACCAATGATGATGTCCAGCGAATATTTGTAGCCCACCGGCAGGGCGGGAAGTAACCCACCGAAGCGCTTGCGAGCAAGGATCGAAACGGTTATCTCACCTTTGAGGTAAACCGGGTCCATATAGCCGACAATGCTATTCCCGTTTAAATACCATTGGCCGGCGTTCAGCCAGTTCGTCTGCACCCAGGCGTACATATCGTCGATGGTTTCGAATCCATTTGACGGGGGCGACGGCAGGAGGTCCGAGCCATCCAAACTGCAAGCGATTTGATATTGAAAGCTGGCGGGGTTGGGCGGAAAGAAGCCGCGAAGGATAAGCCGCTGGCGCTCCGCGCCGGTAATAATGCCCCCATTGCCTACCGCGAAGGAGACGGAATCCGTCAGGGAGCTATCCGCGAGCTTATAAGTAAGAATGAATTGAATGTTGGAATTGTCTGACAGCGTATGCCCGATGGAAGTAAAGACCACACGCGGCTCCCAAAGTGATATGGCGTCTAAGATGGCCTTTTTCATATTGGGGATTGCGACATTCAGGGGGTAGTCCTGAAATTTAGCGATGTCGCTACCGAATTCCGGGCGGAGTGGGTCGGTGCCTTTTGTGGTCCGAACAATAATATCCACGCATTGACGTATTGCCTGCATCCCCTCGGCAATTGAGCCGCCGCCGTTTGTACTCAGCGTCCACACCGGAGATTGTATGTCTTGCAGGATTGCCATTCGCCACGTGGTTAGTTGTGGCTCAAAAATCGCGGAAAGGGTTGCGTCTCTATAGACAATCTATAGACAAACTATAGTCACGGTACTGGTGGGCCGGAAGTTCCGCCACCGAATGTAACGCCGGAATGAATGTGCGTTGATAACTCGACAGTGCCCGCCTCTACTTGCGGAGCCTTCAGGGTTGTTCCGTCGAAAGAAACTGCTCCGCCATCGCCGCCGGACAGGGTGCCGGAGAACGCCAGGTTTCCGACAACGGCTAAGTTCCCAACTGCCTCTATCTGTGGGGCAGTAAGCTGGATCTTTGTTTGCGAAACAACTGAAATATCTCCGTCTGCCGTAACGGTCGCCTTTCCTCGTACGCTGGCCATAAGTTCATGCGTAGATTTATCATACTCTATCATCGTGCCGTCCTCAAATACCTGCCGGAACTTGCCGGGACCGGCGCCGGGATCAGGCAGGTCCTCGTCGTTGTGGACGGCTCCCAAAACAATACCTTCCTCCATCAGCTCGTCGCATACGCAGGCGACATGCTCCTGGATATTTAGTGGCCAGCTCTCCTTGTCAGTCATAGATACCCGCCGGAGAACAGGCCACCAATCCGTTGAAACATTGTCCTCCTTAAAGAAAACCTTTGCATAGCCTGGCTTTACCTCGCTGACAATCCCATATTTGAAAGGAAGATGCATTATTTATAAAGGGATTTATCGATCAATTTTACCCTCTTGATATTGGCGGAGGTTGTATAGCCGGAATCCCTGGTTATCGAATGGTGAGTATCCAGGATTTGATAAATGCCGCTGAACCGGCCTATGCCTTGCAATTGAACATTATTACCAGACAACAACAAGGCGTTGCCGGGGACCGATATTTCACCCGCGACCATTTTACTGTTAGCGTTATGAAGCCCCCAAGTCGCTTTTGCTTCAGCCTGATCCTCGTCCTCGACACGGTCGTACATTTCCAAATCATCACCGGAGGTTATCTCTTCGCCTGTGGCATCCCCGTTAAACCTTGTTGAATACTCAATAGTTTTCTTCTTTTGGGGGACATGATATCTGATACGCGCATTCTTATAAGTAAGATGGGAACTGTCTTTAATATTCCATTTTACCAGGTCCTCTCGTTTGAAAGTGATGGATGCAGGGCGTCCTTCAATTTCTTTATAATCAGTAAATACGAGCAGGTCGCCCCGGACGGAAAATATATAGCCGTATTCGCTCCCTAAGCGGTTTAAAAATTGCAAATCGGTTTCCCTGTACTGATTGGTTCGGGCTGGTCGGATATCTCGTATCGTCCCCTGGACTGTAAGGCCCAGGCCACCGGCGACGGTATTGGCGATCTCCCGGAGGCTTTTGTTCTCATGAGTTCTGCTGACCGCGCTCCGCATACCCTTCGCTAACGAGGCGGCGAGCCCTTTAATGGAGAAGATATCGCCATCAATGCTTCCGTTGCACTCCATTTCGTCAATTACGAATATGCCACACTTGAGGCTTAGTCCCTCAGTTCTAATAAAGAGCTCCAACGTCGCGCCTTTGTCAGGATACCAGGAATTTTTCCAGCGACCGTCCGTATCCTCCAACGATATTTGCAGTTCGTCGCTCTCGCCGGTGGCCCGATCATCGTATTCAATACTGAGCACCTGGTTGGAAACATCGGCAGAAATATCTTTGCCATTATAAAGGACTGTGAAATCGGGGATCGGTAGATTCATTTTATTACGTTTTCCAAGGCGGGAGAAGAGATTTGTCAGTTTCAACATTCGAAGCTGCGATAATGGGGACCTCCAGCACGATACCCGGCGCCAGGATGCTTGATGGAGCAATACTGGGATTTGCGCGGATCAGGTCTCCAATCCTCCCAATAGTACCGTAAGCTTTGTTACTTATGAGGTCCCATCGGTCTCCAGGCTTTGTTATGTATTGTGTGCTGTTCATTAAACAACCGTTTTTTGAGCGATGGGCGCCGCAACTGCGCATAGGGTCGCAATTGCCGACTGCAGGTTTGCATTATCAGTGGATACTTTTTGCCGACTGGTTATCAAGTCGGTCAAAAATAACATACTGGTCTTAAGAGAGGTGGCTGCATCCGAAACTCTTTTTGCCGCAACTGATAATTTTGTATTCCCAAATACGCATTCAGTTTGGTGGCTCGCAGTGGCATCAGTCAAGAATTTGCAATCATCTATAATATAATCGCAATTTGCACGAACCTCGGGCACTGCTACACTTGTATTTTTAGTTAAAGCCGTAGAATTTATTACTCCTCCTCTGGATCTAATATCGCTTACCCTGTCCGATACAAGTTTTTCGCATTTTGGAGGATTGACCCTTTTGCTTTTAGTCGCAGGTTTCTTGTCACCTACAGCAAAGGCATTCATTTGCGCCGTCAGTTGCAATTGATCAAGAGTATTGTCTGTCACACTTTCTTTTAGTACGACATTAACAACAGCCGCATATACATTTCCAAAATCATCTTGCTGTACAATATCAACCGTAAGTTGCTCAATTACATACCTGCCCTCGATCTTCCCATTGCCCCATAGTAAAGGCAATATTTCAAATGAATCCTTCGATTTTCGGAGAGCCGATATTTCCTGGGAGACCTGACAAAATTCCTGGTGCAGGGCGAGGCTTAGGGTAAGGACCTGCAGGCCAATGCCAGATCCCTGCAATCTAGGCTTTCGTGAAATAAGAGCATGCTCTACAAGGACCGCGCTTTCATCCTGAGAGAATGATACAAAACTTTTTAGCCCATTAAATAGGGTTGTCCCTAGCTGGCAATAACTCATTAGTAATTCCTCCTTGATTTTCTTGCTTCATGATCTTTCATCATCCGGTCAAACTCTGCCCTAACCTGGCCGCTAATCCTCCGGGCGTCCGCCTGGCTTGCAGACCCGTGCAAATTTATTACCGGGTTGAAATGAATATTACTGGCAACCCCGGATGAAATAGGAATTGCAACCGCCTGCGGCCTGACCATTTGCATGCGCAGCCCCCTGGTGGCGGCAGCCCATGAATTTATTAACGGCTTGGCGTGGATAGTGGCGGCTACCGTCTCGGCAATTCTGACCTTGTGGATATCGCGTAGGGGTCCTTCCTTTGCCGGACTAAACGGTAGGAAGTTGCGGATCTTCTTGACTATCCACATGATCGCCCGGATAGGGGCAGTGGCGACGGCCCATATCCCTTTTGCGATGCTGGTAACGATATTTTTACCGGCCTGCACGAAACGAGTACCCAATCCCGCCAACCAATTCCAGGCATTAGAGAATACTTGTTTTACGGAATTCCAGATGCCGGCAAAGAAACTACCTATTTTCTGCCAGCTCTTAATTATAAAAGCTGGTGTGAACGGTAATAATAGAACCTTAGCAGCATTTACCGAAGCGCGAAAAACACGAAGGGCTCCGGCCCATACTCTGCCGAAAAATGCACTTATCGCCCCCCAATTACGGACTATAAGATAGACTACGCCAGCCAGAGCGGCGGCGGCGGCAATATAAAGGGTAATGGGATTTAAAAGAAGGGCCTTACCGAATCCAAGTATTGCCGCGCCGGCACTCTGCAGGGCAGGCAATACGGCAAATTTGGTGGCATACTGAATAGCGAAGAGCGCATATTTTAAACCTTCGTAGGCGCGAGCGGCAAGTGCAGCAATTTTTGACCCATTCAGCAATGTACCGTTAAATAATTTTGATGTCAACGATAACAGCTCATACCCTGTTTGTAGCGCCTTCATGCCGAAGGAAACGACCTTCATAGCAACCCCGAAGGCCAAAAGTCCAACGGCGGCCTTTGCCACCATCATGATCAGCCTGCCATGCTTCTCTATAAACGCCATGATCCCCGGCATGGCGTCCGCTATTTTCTGAGCGAACTTTTGTACCGCCGGCAGGAGCTGGCGGCCAATGGCCTCGCTGGTTTCATGGAACTGAAGTTCCATAATCTTTAAAGGATCGGCCATTTGCGCAGCCGTCCCCTTTACCTGCTTTTCAATGGCCTTCAGGAGGAACATTTGCGCAGCGGCGCCACCCTTTGTTGCCTGGATCTGCTTGATGATGGGAAGGTCCTCCTTATTGATCGCGCCGGCGCGGGCCAGGGCCATCGATCCAAGCGCCGGGTTTTGCAGGGCCTTACCCAGGGCCGTAATATTGCTCATGGCATCCCCGAAGCCCTTCGCCTGCATGTCGAATGCCGCCTGGGTGGCTCGTTGGAATACGCCGCTCCTTATGGCCGCGTCCGTCATGGCTCGCTTGAAGGTGGAGAGCTTACCCTGCACGTTCATGATATCCTCGTCCTCTACTCCCCATTTGAACTGCAGCTGCCCGGCGAGGTCTATTTGTTCCTTCGCCCGTTTGACCGTGGAGCCCATCGTAATGAAACCCTGGATCAATTTCTTTTGGGCTATTTCGGATTCCCGGGCGTCGTGGATGGTCTTTGCGAAAAAAGCGGTGGCGATGCCGCCGGTGATCAGGGCGCGGTCGCCAATTTCCGAGAATCTGGATCCTATATTCTTCAGGCGCTTTGCCTGGGCTTCGGCATTATGGAAAACCTTATTGAACACAGCGGACGCCTTGTCCGTTGCGGCAATTATAAGGGCTATCTTGTTATTGTTTGCCATTGCTTATTTAAGAATCCCTTTTTTTATTCTCCAGGTGCGCAGCCTCGTTATTCCATTCCAATATTTCGGCCGTTTTCCATCCTTCAACCAGCAAAGGAGACTGGCCGTAATAATGGGCCACGTAGGCGATCATATCACGGCCAACTAAAAATTTAAAGCATAGAACATTGCGAGGAGCTTGTTGTAGCTCTTCATCTTCATGGCCTCAAAAAACTCGTAGGTCTGCTTTGATTCATTGATCGTAGTCGCAACGGCAATGCCGGACATGGTATATTTTTCCTGATCCTTGCCCGTCAGCTCGCGGACGATGGCGATTTTTCCGCCATCCAGGACGGCCCGCTTGACCTTGTTGTCGTTCTTGTGGATCTTCGTCTCGATACCCATTTCCTGCTCGTCCTCGGTTTCGTAAAAAAACCCATCGGCATCGGGAGCTGTTGGGAATGTAGTGGCTTGCTCTTTTTTCATCGTTTTTGTTTTAGCTGTTAAAGGAAAAGGGACGACCGGATAGGAATCTCCGCGCCGCCCCCTTTAAAGAGATTATAAACCCAGGGCCCGGCGATAGTTCGCCAGCTGATCATCGTCACCCAGGAAGAAAATATTTGCCATAGCGTCAATTTCGATAATGCGGTTCCCGTCCACTTCAAGCCGGAAGTACGTTGCGCTGTACTCGCTCTCCAATTCAGGGTTGTCGTTCATTTTAAGGGTGATGGGTGGCAGTACGTCCTTAAACCTGATAGTAAGGAACGCCACAACAGGGACCTCCGCAATTCGCCCGGAACTATCGTACGTCTCCAGACTACTCCTGACCTGCACCTGCCGGGTTACATACGGACTGCCGAACTCCAGGATCAATTCCGGGTAGACCGCATTAAATTTCATTTTTCCCGTCATCATATCGAAGCCGGAAGGCAACTCGATGCCCATTTGCATGCCGAGGGTCTTTTGCTCAACGTATTTTGCCTTAATGGCCGGTACGGAGACTTCCTCCAATTTTCCCAGGTGGCTATTGCCAGAACTGTAGAGGTTGGCGTTCGTGATTTTATTAATTTTAATATCCGGCATGGCGAGAATTATTTAAACTGGTTGAGTAATGAGATATCCAGGACGTCCTTGTAGGTAATGCGCTCGGCCGGAGTGGGGATCATGTAGATCCTTTCGAAAACCACCTTACCGGCCGCCAGGTCGCCGGAGGAATTATCGTCCTTATTATAGACGACCCGGCTACCAGGAAGAACCGCCCCGCGGCTTATCAACGTGCGAAGGAACGTGTTACCCGCTTCGCGAATAGTGTCGATAAGTGCCTGAGTGAGCGGTTGATCGATATACTTCAGTGCGGCCAGTTCCATAGTCTCGATGACCATATCATCTGCCCGGCGGATGTTGATGAAATTTTTGACAGAGGCGGATGTCGGGAATGCGGCATTCCGGTTGCCCCAGGTCAGGATACCGGTCCCGTACCCGGCGGCGATGGTTGTAATACCGACCGAGTTGAGCTGGTTGGCTTCACAGTTCGGGTCGTTCACGCTCCACTCAATCGTCCTTTCCGATCCCGTAGCGTTGGATATCGGCTTATTGGATGGAGAGAACCAATACCCATTATTCAGGTCATTGGCGATTATGACGCCGGCCATGAAGGCGCTATACGGGTAATCCGCATCCGCCGCCGTGGCATCGTCGTATGTTTTCAGGAAGGGATAGAGAAGTACTGCACGGGCATCGGCCGTGTTGAATACGATAGTCCCGCCCACACCCCGGCCACTTATAGCGCCGGAGATCGTTGTTCCATATGGGGCGTCTACCAGGTACACGGCGCGGAATTTCGCGGCGGCGGTCGCCATAGCTGCGACAATGGCGGCAATGGAACTGTATTGAGGAGACAGGAATATCTTCGGCTTATACCCGAATAGGTTAAATGCCAGGTCGAACAGGGCGAGGCCGGTCCGGTGGTTACTGTCGTCCACAGCGCCGATCAACTGGCTATTCGTGACGCTCGCGGAGTTGAGTTTCTTGTAGGTGAATTTATAACTCGTTGTATCGGTCACCAAACTGGACAGAGCCTTGAAATTGCCATACGAATCGATCGAGTAGTCCGTTCCGGCCACGATGGTAGCGGCGGACCCGTCGTTATTATTGACAACAACGGTATTCACCGGCGCGGCGGTTAATTTCAGCTTGCCGCCTGTAACCACCTGCACTTCATTTGTAACCTGCGTGGTGTTGCCCGTTGAATCGAAGGTATTAACGACCAGGATAGGACTGCTGCCCGCCAGGGCGCGGAGGATTTTCAGGGTCTTCGGAATATTGAAGCCCGGCAGAGGATCGCCAAATTGAGCGTCGTCCGCTGCGTTGAGGCATTGGGTCAGCACATTTACCGGACCTTTGGGAGCGACCCCGACAAGGGCGACAATGGACGATTTCACAATCTGGACCGTTTGCCCGCCGATTTCGAGCTCGATAGTTTCGGACCCGTGTAAGTATGTTGCTGGCATTTGAAAGAGTTTATTTTTTTGTAGAAATAATGTTTGCGTCCACCAGGAGACCCGACTTTATGAGCGCCTTTACGTGCGGGTGATCTTCCGGCAATTCCGTATCCTCGCCCTTCGTCAGCCGGAGATCCGTTTCTTTTCCTCCGACACGGATCGTGCAGTTATGATCCTGGGCTCCCGTGTATCTTAATTTCTTGCTCATTGTTCTGTAGGTATTATGGTTGTTGATTCTCCGTTACTATCATCATCGGCATTTGCGCCATTTAAAAACTTTACTTTTAGGTCTGACAACGCAGGAACAACGATCGGTTCACTCAAAGAATCCTGCACCAGCATGGCTTTACACTCAAAGCCGTATACATGCACCCAAAGCCCATCCGTCCCTCTATCCGCATCGTCCTTAACCAGGTACATCCTGTCGCAACTGGAAGGACGAAAACCGATCAGCGCCTTTTCTACCAGGTCCATTAAGATCAGTAATCCCCCTTCTCCTCTTCGTGACCTACCCAGGCACTCCACACTAAATTGCGGTTTTCGATCCTGTGTAATTGGGTTGGTATTCCGTACACCCGGAGAGGTAGATCCTGTGTAGACCACGTACGCAACGGCAGTTGGAACAGCCTTTGCATAATCGATCACACTGTCGGGCATCACCAGCGCCTTATAGACCGTAGCACTTTCGGTAAATACTGCCTGCAAATGGTCCACTATCTCTTGCTCTATTGCCTCTATATTCATGGAGCTGTTTGCAGGTGAATAATGATCGTATCCCCGTCGTACTTCCTCTCGACCTTATAGCAGTAGTAAGAAACGCCCGAAATAATGACTACCTCGGATTTATTACTCTCCACGGAATCAGCGAGGCCGGGAAAATATCCCGCCAGGTATTCCAGTTTGGGCAGTACCGCATCATACTCCATATCGCTGATCTCGGATTTCTGCGTAGGCTTATTTAAAAGAACTCTGGCGGTTTGCATGGGACCGCCGGCCAGTGGCGTCCAGGTAGCCGTGAATCCCATCGTATACGTTACGATGTCATGCGCGGAGGACCTGGGACCATCGAACAGGTTATCCATTACTGCCGGAGAATGACGGTTCCGGTAGTATCGGCAGAGGCGGCGTCCGCGTTGGCGTAACCCGACAGGGTGTTACCGCTCGCAGTCGTCGTAAACGATCCGGCGGTGTTATCCCAATACAGGAGAGCGCCGGCGGTCCATGCCTGGGCGGCCGTTTTAGGAACAAGGAAAGTTCCTTCCAGCCAGATCACTGCCGTATCCCCGGATACGTACTTGTTGGCCGCGATACCTACCAGGACGCCCACTTTTACCGGTGCGCCGCTGGCGATGTTGCCTCCTGCCGTGATCTCGATGGATTTACCTTTACTGATTTGATTGTTCATCTTTGCTATTTTGGGGAAGGCCGCTAAATAGCGGTCCTTCCGGTTTTAAGATAATTTAAGCGATTACGCGCCCACGTTTTTGTAGAAAGACCTCCACTCGATGGCCTTACCGCCGAACACGGTACGCACCTTGTACTGCAGGGCGTCTACCTCGAAACCGTATTTAGTCTCGGAATAGATATCCTGTCCTTCGAGAGTGGCATACTCCGCCGTATCGATGACGCCAGGATCGGCGGCCAGGAACCAGGAGTTATCCGTGATCCTCGCATCCACGATCACGGTCAATAGACCGATCCATACGTTGATATCGGAGCTCTTGGTGGAGACATATTGAGAGGAGGTATACTGCAGAGCCTCCATTTCCTTCGCGGGACCGACGATCAGGTATTTCGGCGCCAGGTTCAGGAAGCTGCCGCCGGGGGATTTCTGCTGACGGAATTGCTTCCGGGCTAAGCCCAAACTTGCTACCGTAATAGCTGTTCCGGGACCCGTGGTTAGGTTTGCGTGCGTTGCGACGTCGAACAATGCAACGCCGTCGCCCATCGTAGGGTTGCCCGTCAGGATGCCGTACATGATATCCCCCTGGAGCTGCGCTACCGCGCCGGACAGCAGGGTTGGGACACGGGAGAAGGCATTGAGATCGTCATTTACGATGGTTTCCCAATCGATGTTCACGATCTTACCGTATTTGGCAACCTTGTACGTTTCTCCGCTATCGGAGATCGTTGCCGCCTGGTATTCCCCGCCTTCCTGAACCTTTGTCAGCTTGACATCGCTAAGTTGCGTACGGAGCATATTTTTGAAATCGGTAGCGGTCGTTTTGCGGGACCATCCGGTGAAACTCTTGCCTTGCAGTTCATACATTGCCCGTAACGTCTTATTCATGACGTTCTGGAGGATGTAAGAGAAATCGCCGGTAGCCAGGCCACCGCCGCCGTCGCGGGTCATTTGGAGCGCCCTTCCCGCTATCTCCATTTGGGTCATGCCGCGATAATTTATGCCGGCCATTGTCAGACATTCCTTTGCGAGATCCATCATCGTCATGCCACGAAATTGACCGGGATCGCCGATAACTTCAGCTTTGAGCACACCCGCCCGTTGCATAATACAGGATTCCATGCCGCCGACCTTTTTATCCTTCTCGTCGGCATTGACGCGGACGCCGGATTGCGGTTTGGGTTCCACGGGATTTTTCTTAGCGGCCTCGTCAATGATCTGAGCGCGGGCGGCGTCTATAGCAATCCCCTGCTCAATCAATGGCTCGGCAAAGGTTTCGTCCAGGCCAGCAACACGGACAGCCTTACGGATATCCGATATCCTGGACCTTTCGGCCTTTGCTACTTCCCCGGCGTTGAGAGGGGCCGGTTTTTTTGATTCGTCGGCAATTTTGGTGCGGCATTCGTCCAACGTCAAATCACTTTCGATAAGGCTCTGCTCGAAATCGGCACTGAGATTGGCCGCGCGGCAGGCTTTTACTATTTCGGCACTGCGTTTTCTTTCCAGATCGCGTGCGGCTTTTTCTTCGGGCGTCATTGTATTTGAATTTTTGGTATTGCGAATTATGATTACGTCGTTTTCTATGCCTTCTTTTGACCGGCTGCCACTGTTATAGTCGGCGGGAACCGGAACAAAGGAAATCTCGGCGGGCTCCCAATCGATGGCCCGGTAAACAGGGATGGGATTATTTTCGGATTCATCCACTTCGTATTGGTACACCATGTACCCTACAGAGATATTGCGGATGATGCCCAGCTTGATATCGTTCACTACCCCTTTCCATTCATCCCGCTGGGATAACCTCAGTTTTGCCCTGCACTGCTTTGTACCGGCGTCTATCCAGGCTTTCTCGACCACTCCGAATTGATCCTGGAGGGACCATGTGCCGTGCGTATCGACCACCGGTGCGCCGGAGTTGATACGGGTCATTCTTACGTTTCCCTCATTGCAAACAAGAATTTCCTGATATCGGCCATCCCATCCATTCCGCAATACAGGCGTCTCCGTGGCAAAAACCACCTCGACTGTATTGTCGTCGGCATTGAAGGTTCCTGGCTGAAATTCAGCGCGGCCTTTTAGCGGAGCGATCTTGCGTTGTGAAGATTGGGGCATAGACTTTTTATCTGCACCAAAACTAGCGGGGATGAAATCGGCTCTATAGACAATCTATAGACAATCCTTAGACAAAAACAAAAAACCGGATCACTCCGGTTTTTTAGATTTCTTATTGTCGTCTGTGCTTTCTTCTGGATCGTCCAGGACCTCTTCGGGAGGGCGGTTATTATCAAATCGGGGATCAGCTTCCGGCATGAGCTCCAATTGATCCCACATTTCCTTATCTTCTTTCAGTTCTTCGCGCAATTCTTCGGGGATGTATCCGAACATGCGGACGACCGTTTGCCAGCTTATGATACCGGCCCTGAGCTGAAATTTAATAGCCTGAATTTCTTTGAGAGGATCAATCATTTCCCGGCGGGGCGGCGTCCAGGTCACTTCCGGGCTCACCGCAAAAGGGATATGCCCGGCGAGTTGAGCAGCTTCGATGAACCAGGGGTACACCTTATCACAGAAACGGGCGATCATGAGATTCCACTGAAGGCGCTCCACGTTGCGTTGGCTCTCCAGCCATCCCATCCTGCCTGAACTAAAGTTTACATTGCTGTAGTCGTTTGTCAGGGATTCGTAGGATGTGCCCAACCCTGCCGAGATCCCGCGCAAATTATTTTTCACGAATTCGCCAAATCCTGCGGTTGTGGGAGGTTGTGCGACTTCTATTTTTTTCCCAGGGGGCAGATATTCAATAGCACCTGGCTCAATCTTTTCAAGCTGAGGCCCGGCAGGGGCATTTTCTCCATCTACAGTATCGTCAGTTACAAAGACGCTATACGAGGCGGCCACCTTACTTCGGATCCTTTCGGTAAACTCGTAATCGTCCAGGTCCTTCAGGCGTAACATAACTCCACAGCTCATTGGAACACCTCGTATCTGCCCTGTGCGTTCCACTTCGTAGACGTGGATAATATCAGCGGCGGGAACAAATTCAGATTCGTTTCCGAATTCATTGGGATGATTCTTATACAACCAATAACCTTTCCGGCGACCTTGCCGGTCAATAACGATTCCGTAATAGGTTATGGTGTTATCAGTCTGCCAAACGCCGTTATGTTTGGAGGTGTCGATAAAATCTCCTTCCAGGACCTGGAGACGCAACGGGATCTCCTCTTTGCTTGTTCCGCGAACCTTTCTAACCAGGCATTCCCCGCTTTCCATTACGGTACGCATGA